GTAATATTATTTATTATATTATTATCTGTTTACATTAAAAAAACTCGGAAGATCTTTTCTTTTCAAAAAAAATAGTTAACATCTAAAATCTATATATAGAAAAGGTGTAAGCTAATTAATCAAAAAATAACGTAATGCTATTTTTTTTTGCGTATAATGGTTTCACGTGAAACATGAAAACACGTAATCACGAAAAAAATAATAGCATTATAGGAAAATGGTTTACTGGTTGAAAGTGTTATTCTCATTCACGTTTTATAAGCTCCATTCGTATCGAATTGATGACCGTTTTAACATGTCGACTGCATACGTTTACGTGCAATCACAGCGACACATTCAATAAATGGGTTGACTTGTATTCGATTATTTTTCACTCTGTCGAATATGTAATCATAAAAAAAAATCCAATGATCTTTTTGGATCACTGGATGATTTTCCGGTTTCTGTTAGTTTTGTACGATACGTCCAGCTGTGATACGTTCACAAGTGTGAACGTCCTGCCATCCATGTTCGAATACCAAAGATTTACCATATTTGAGCATCCGAAGCTTTGCCATCTGGTCAGTTTTTTCCCATAGTCGAAGTGTTTTTGTAGCACCTGAACGAAAGTCTTTGATCTCTTTCTCCGCTTGCTTAACTTGCTTTAGGTTTTTGTAGAATCCAATCCATGCTTGTGATCTAGTCATTCAAATCATCTCCTTAGGTTTTTTGTAGATAACGTGTCAGCGCGTTATAACATCACACTGACACGTAAACTTATAGTACTTGTCATCCCAAATTATAAAACCGTGCGACTGTGCGGATGACTTCTCTTCTATCGTAGTCGTATACCACGTCCAAGCGGTAACGGCAGCCATCTAGGTTTGACGTGAGGTAGTACTGTTTCATAACTCCTAAATCTTCTACCATGATTTCATTGTTAAACTGTTCCTCATCTTCGAAGTATTCGCAGAGTTTATGAAGCATTTTATCAATTTTAATTTCTTCATCTTCTACCATCTCCCAAATGTAATCAAACATATTATCATCTCCTTTGTTGTAATCAGATTATCATTAATATGTTTACTTGTCAACGTATTTATTCAATCAATCGCGTCACGAAAAATGTATATAATGAAGAAACACGAAAAAAAGTTTTATTTGCAGCCTGATCAGCCTATATATTTTTCCACATATACCCATGCCTGACATATAATGTAAGGAAAGTAGGGGAGTAGGGTGAAAACTGGTACCACATGCGCGCGCGTTGATCTTATAAAAATTTATAGCAACCCCCTCCCTCTCCCTTCACTCTTTAGTTCTCTTCCCATAAAACTATAAACACATAGACACATTTAATGTATAATGACAAAAAGGAGGTTTTCACAAAATGCCTACACCTACTCAACTAATCCAACAAAAACTTCAAGTATTGGAAAAAACTGTTCCTAACTTTCATCGCATGAGCCTATACGAGCTACACAAGCAAACCGGAATATCGGAAGACATCTGGTCAGATTACCTGCAACAAGAGGATGTGCGTCAACGCATTCACACAAAGACAGTAGAGGACATTGAGATATCCCATCGCGTTGCCCTTCATGCTTTAGCTATTCAGGCGCAAAGCGGCAACGTAAACGCGATCAAAGAGCTTAACCAACTAAGCGGAATCTTAAACCAAAACAAAAACAAACAGATCATCACGCATTACATCCCTAGACCGGAAAGGGAGAAGGGAGAAAACCAATGAAGACATGCCACAACTGTAACTTAAGAGCCCTAACCACCCCAAAAACAGAGGAGCATAAAAAGCAGCCAACGTATTTGGAGTGTAGGGGCTGTGGGGCATTTCATTTAACATACGAGCCGCTACCACACCAAGAGGATTTCCACAAAACGAAACAAGCCGAAAACGTGGACGAAAACGGAAAACCGGACGGAACCCTAAAAACACAGATCATCGGTTTGTTCGGAGGCTTCGGCAGCGCAAAAAGCCGAGCAAGCCTTCAAGAGATATTCATTAGGTCATTAAACAACCCCGGCGGAACCGGACTTCTCACAGCACCGACCCTCTTACAACTTAAAAGAACAACGATCAAGACGTTACTAAACGAGGTCATCCCACCACCACTAATTAGAAGTTACAACAAGTCCGAAGGGGAATTGATTTTAGAAAACGGATTTACGTTTTACCTGATCCCTTCAGATGATGAAGAAAAGCTGCGGTCACTAAACTGCGGATTGATTCATATGGAAGAAGCGAGTGGAATTAGCGAAAGTATTTACACACAGCTCCTAACGCGACTAAGGGATCATGCGACAAAGGACAAGTTAATCATTGTATGTTCAAACCCTTCCTTAGGTTGGATCAAAAACATCTTTTACGACAACGTTGCGAGAAGCAACCCAAAGCACCCAGAGCATGACCAACACAACCCTAACATCGTAACCTATATTTGGAAGTCATATCAGAACCCATTCCTACCGAGGGATTTCGTAGATAACATCAGCAAGGGAAAACCGGAGTGGTGGAAGCGCCGATACATTGATGGAAGTTTCGACCAAGTAGACGGTGCGGTATATCCACGAGTTGGGGAAGCGATCATCAAATCACAGAACGTTGCCGACACTTGGGAACGTGTCGTTTCTATAGATGTGGGGTTAAGAAATCCAACCGCCCTTTTAATCGGAGCCATCGACCCACAAACAGGGAACGTGCATATCTTCAAAGAGTACTATAAGGCAAATACGTTAGTTCCAGAACACGCGAGGAACATTAAGCAGATACTAGAAGAGGAAAAAGTAACAGCAGGAAACACAAGGTTCATGGTAATCGACCCTGCGGCAGGAAATAAGACCGACCCGATTAACGGAAAGTCGATTCAAGGGCTGTATCAAGAGTACGGATTGTATTTTTCCAAAGCAAACAATTCTTTAGATGCTGGGATTTTGAAGGTAAACGCATATATCGAGATGAATAAACTAAAAATTCACGACACATGTCCCAATTTGATTAGGGAATTGCAGAATTATCAGTACCCTGACGTTGAAATGGAAGCAAAAGACAAGAACTTAAAGGAAAAACCGATCAAAGCGAATGACCATGCCGCCGATGCCTTGCGGTATATGCTCATGCGTTTGCCAGATGACCCGAACAACTTAAAAACAAGTAGCCACAAGCCACCGGATCGGTATATAATAGAGGAAGATGAGGACAACACAGGGAAAAAAGGGGATTTTTTAAGTTACATCTAAATAAATAAGGACAAAATAAGGACAGAAAGGGGACAAATAGGGACATGGCAACTCCGAAAAAGAAGCGAAATTATACCATTTTTTACAACGATGGAACATATATGACGTTTGAGTTAACAAAAGATGATTTTGAAGAGATCGAAGCGGGGTTAACCGCACCGAAAACCCATGCGAGTGCACCAACTTACGCATCGGTTTCAATCGGGGTCATCGGTTTAGGGAATATCAAAGCCATTATCGAACAAAAAGAGGAAGGATGGAAGAGAAAGAGGCACGCACAACCAGCGCAGACCGCGACCTAAAGACGTTAGCAAAGATTCAAAAGTATTACACACGGTTCATCAACGCAGAGATGGCGGTTGAGAACAAGCACGAAACATGGCGAATTTTGGATTTATTTGACCGTGGACAGCAATGGGACGGTGCGAATTTACCGCCATGGGTTCCAAAGCCAGTAACCAATTTCATTAGGTATTTCCGCACATTGAAACGTGCGAATCTTGCATCAGCAATTCCTGCGGCACATTTTTATTCCGAGCATCCTGCCGATTTTGAAACGGTGAAAAATCTACAAAAAGCGTATGAACATGTGTGGGCAGTGGAGAAAGTAGATCGCACGATTCGTAGATGTATTGACCGCGCTTTGTTACAAGGAACATCCGTTGCTTACATATATAATGATGATACCTATGTAAGTGGAAAATACTACGGTGAAGAAGACCCTGACAATCATTTGTATGTAGGGAAAATTTGCGTAAAGCGCGTTCCAGTGGGAAATTTCTTCCCAGACCCGAATGCGTATTCTTTAGATGAGTGCAAATACATCGAAGTAACTGAAGTGCTTCCATTAAAAGAAGTGAAGAACACACCAGCTTATCGGAAATACGCAGGACAGAAGTTACAAGACATCACATCGGCTGATTTAGATTTCGATACGGATGCTTCAGGTGATTTCTATGATCGGAAAGTCACAAAGTTAAACACCAGTTTAACAAACGTAAAAGGTGACGAGCTAGTTACGGTGCATTGCCACTGGGAACGCTACAAAAACAAAGACGGCGCATGGCAGGTTGACGTAAGTTACTACCTTCGAAATTCGGATTTCTTTCTTTTGCGGATTGAAGATGTGAAACCGTCAGAATATCCATTCGCGATTCTGTATGATGAGGAAGAAGAGAACGATTTCTGGGGTCGATCCACATGTCAGGATGTTATCGACAACATGAAAATCGTAAATCGGATTTCACAAACATCGGCAATCATTGCGACCTTGCACCAAAATCCACAAAAAGTTGTGTGGAAAGAGTCAGGGATCAATGCGCAAGAGATGGCGAAAACAGGGAACTTAGCAGGGAAAACATGGACTTCTAACGTTCCAGCAAACCAAGCGGTACAACACATCCAACCACCAGAGATTTCACGAAGTCTTTTGGAAGTAGAAGACCGATTGAAAAACGATATGCGTGAGATTGTTGGCGTAACGGAAGCCTACACTGGACAATCCGTTGGTTCACTCACAACATCGACAGGCGTAAACAGCCTGATCGAACGTTCTTCAGTTCGTGATAAAGATAAGATGATTCAAATTGATGACTTCGTAGAACGCGTTAGTTATTTGATTATCTTAAATGTCATGTACAATTGGGATCGTGTGCGTCCAATTATGACGCTAGAGAAAAATGGCGAACCACGCTACGATTTATATGAGCCACTTGATTCCATTACAATGGACAACCTAGAGATTCGGGTGCGTTCCAATGTGTACGCTCGTGCAC